GTACAAGAAGCGGGTTGAGTGGGTGGAGCTCAAGAAGGATGTGTTCAAGGAATACGAGGAGTGGGAACATGACAGTGTGTTGATTGAGAAGAAGGCGACAGGTGCGCCTCTAATCTACGAGCTTAGAGCAATGGGGATTCCGGTGCAGGAGTACACGCCCAGTAGGGGTCAAGACAAAATTGCCCGCTTGAACTCGGTCTCAGACATAATTGCGTCTGGGAAAGTGTGGTTACCGCGCACGCAGTGGGCTGAAGAATTGGTTGACGAAGTAGGTTCGTTCCCGTCGGGCGAACACGATGACTTGGTTGACTCGATGACGCTTGCACTGATGCGGTTCCGCCAAGGCGGGTTCCTTCGACTGCCGTCGGACGAGCCAGAAGAGATCAGATATTTCCGCAGCAAGAAAGCTGCGTTCTACTAAGGATTGATATGGCAACAAATATGTTCCCCTCACTGTCGCAAGCTCCGCTGGGCTTGGACTCACTGGCACAACCAGAGGACATCGCAGATGGTCCGGGCATTGAGATTGCCATCGAGAATCCAGAGGGCGTGCAGATCGGGCTTGACGGCATGGTCATTGACTTGATGCCCAAGGAAGAAGAGGAAGATTTCAACGCCAACTTGGCCGAAGAGATGGACGAGGGCGAACTTCAGAAGGTTGCGGGTGACTTGCTGGAGATGGTGGATGCGGACATCAACAGTCGCAAGGACTGGGTTGAGATGTACGTCAAGGGTCTTGATGTTCTGGGGATGAAGTATGAAGAGCGTACCGAACCGTGGCTGGGGGCGTGTGGTGTCTACTCTACAGTCCTCACAGAAGCTGCCGTTAAATTCCAGAGCGAGACTATTATTGAGACTTTCCCGGCTGCGGGTCCCGTCAAAACTGAGATTATTGGAGCGATTGACAGACTTAAAGAAGAAGCAGCGGAGCGCGTTCGTGATGACATGAACTATCAGCTCACCGAGGTGATGCAGGAGTATCGCCCTGAACATGAGCGCATGTTGTACAACTTGGGTCTGGCGGGCAGCGCGTTCAAGAAGGTGTACTTTGATCCGTCGCTTGATCGTCAGGTGGCGATGTTCATCCCTGCTGAAGACATCATCATTCCGTACGGCGCGTCCAGCGCGAACACATCCGAGCGTCTTACGCACATCATGCGTAAGACCAAGAACGAGGTTCTGAAGTTGCAGGTGGCTGGGTTCTACCGCGACGTGGAGTTGGGTGATCCGCAGACTATTCACACTGATGTGGAGAAGAAGAAAGCCGAGGATCAGGGCTACTCACTGACTGATGATGATCGGTTCCAGATTCTTGAGATACACGTTGACTACGACTTGGCGGGCTACGAGGATGAGGACGGCATCGCCCGTCCATACGTCATCACTGTTGAGCGCGGTACGACAAAGGTGTTGGCCATCCGCCGTAACTGGGAAGAAGACGACAAGCGCCAACTTAAGCGTCAACACTTCGTGCAGTACACGTACGTGCCCGGCTTCGGCGCGTATGGGTTGGGATTGATACATTTGATTGGGGGTTATGCCCGTGCTGGCACTTCACTGGTTCGTCAGTTAATTGATGCTGGTACGCTGGCTAACTTGCCCGGCGGCTTGAAAGCCCGGGGTCTGCGGATCAAAGGTGACGACACTCCGATCACTCCCGGCGAGTGGAGAGATGTGGATGTACCAAGCGGTTCGGTGCGCGACAACATCATGCCCCTGCCGTACAAAGAACCAAGTCAAGTTTTGGCGGGGTTGTTGGATAAGATTACCGAAGAGGGCCGTCGTTTAGGTTCTGTTGCGGATATGAACGTCAGCGACATGGGGGCGAACGCTCCTGTGGGTACAACACTGGCTCTGCTTGAGCGTCAACTCAAGACGATGAGCGCGGTTCAGGCGCGTATTCACTATTCGATGAAACAGGAGTTTAAATTACTGCGCGACATTATTCGTGACAATACTCCGGGCGAGTACAGTTTTGATCCGGCGTCTGGTGACCGCAAGGCCAAGCGCGAAGACTACGACATGGTGGACGTTATTCCAGTGTCGGACCCGAACAGTGCGACGATGGCGCAGCGGATCATGCAGTATCAAGCGGTCATTCAGTTGGCCCAAGGCGCTCCGCAGATTTACAACTTGCCCGAGTTGCACCGCCAGATGATTGAGGTGTTGGGCGTGAAGAACGCTGACAAGCTCGTGCCCACTGATGATGACTTGAAACCTCGTGACCCGGTCAGCGAGAACATGAGTTTCTTGACAGCCAAGCCCACTAAAGCGTTTATCTTCCAAGACCACGAATCTCACATTGCAGTTCACATGTCAATGATGCAAGACCCGGTCATCATGGCGCAGATCGGACAGAATCCGATGGCGCAGCAGATGCAAGCGGCCATCATGGCCCACGTTGCTGAGCACGTTGCGTTCTCGTACCGCAACAAGATTCAAGAGCAGCTTGGCGCGACACTGCCAGCACCTGATGCCGAACTTGATGAGGACACTGAAGTTGAGTTGTCTAAGCTTGTAGCTCAGGCTGCGGCTCAGTTGCTCAACATGGACAAAGCGCAAGCGGCTCAGCAACAAGCACAGCAGCAACAGCAAGACCCGATCATCCAGATGCAGCAGCAAGAGTTGCAGATTAAGAAGCAAGACGCCGACACCAAGGCTAAGAAGGTCGAGGGTGAATTGTTGCTCCGCCAAGCAGAGATTGAACTCAAAGCGCAAGCACAGGGTAGTCAGAATCCTGACCCAGTTATGTTAGCTGAGCAGCACCGCATTGAGATGCAGATGCAAATAGAGCGGCACGCGCAAGAGATGCAAGCGGCGCAGCAACAACAACAGATGGCAGCGCAGCAACAACAAGCAGCTATGGCGCAGCAACAACAAGCCCACGGTCAGAAATTGGCGCATGGTGGCCAAGTTCACGGGCAAAAACTTTCACACGCCGACATGGCCCACCGCCAGAAGTTAGCTCACGCTGAGATGGCGCGGATGAACCAGAAGCCAAAGGATGAATGATGGACCCGAAACTTTTTGAGGTGTTAAACAAAAAACTTGAAGTTCAGATTGAGAGCTTCAGGTCGGTTTTGTGTGATGGTGGAGCGAAATCCTACGATCACTACAAAGAACTGAGCGGGACTATCCGAGGTCTCCAACTCGCTCAGTACGAACTCGGTGACCTCGTGCGTAAATTGAAAGACTCTGACGATGACTAACTTCGATGTGCAGGCAGTAGATTTGTCTGGCATTCTCAACAAACCCGTTGAGGAAAAAGCCAAGCAGGTTCCTGATCCAGCGACTTACCATATCCTGTGTATGCTCCCCCAAGCAGAAGAGGAATATGAAGGCGGCTTGCTCAAAGCCAGCCAAACCATGCTGCACGAGGAGCTCCTCTCCCCCGTGTTGTTTGTGGCCAAGATCGGGCCTGATGCGTTCAAAGACAAAAAGCGGTTCCCGTCTGGGCCGTCTTGCAAAGTCGGCGACTTCATCATCACCCGTCCTAACACCGGTACGCGGATGAAAATCCACGGCACTGAGTGGCGTCTTATCAACGACGATTCTGTACAAGCAGTTGTACAGGACCCACGCGGCATCCAGCGCCCATAAGGAATCATCATGGAAAACATTGAAGAAGGCGTAATTGTCGAAGGCATTACGACTGACCATGTTTGGTATAACGCCAAACTTCTCACGGCCAAGATGTCTTTTTGGGAGCATGATTTCCAAAAATTGGTTAACGTTATGGAGGCTCGCCACAAAGAGCATCTGCAAATGATTGCCGATTTATTGGCTGAACGTGCAGTTTTAAAACGCCAAATTGCGGCGTTACAACCGCCCGTTAAGGAGTAATCATGGCTGAAATCGAAAAAACCGAATTTACTTTCCCTGACGAAGAAGTAGATAACCCCCGCAAAGGCGGTAAGGTTGTTGAACCTGAAGCAGAGGATCAAACCGAAATCGAAGTGGTGGATGACACCCCACCAGAAGACCGTGGCCGCAAGCCAATGGCTGAGCCCCCCAAGGAAGTGACCGACGATGAGTTGGCCAAGTACGACGAGGGCGTTCAGAAGCGGATCAAGCATTTTTCCAAGGGTTATCACGAAGAACGTCGCGCAAAAGAGACAGCTCAGCGTGAAAAAGAAGAAGCTTTGCGGGTCGCGCAGGCTGTTTTCGAGGAAAACCAACGTCTCAAAGGGTCTGTAAATCAGAACCAAGCCGCCCTTTTGGAGCAGGCAAAGCGGGTTGTTGGCAACGAAATCGAGGATGCCAAACGTCTTTACAAGGAAGCGTACGAGTCTGGCGACTCGGAAAAGCTGATTGAAGCTCAGGAAGCGTTAACCAATGCCAAAATTAGGGCAGATAAAGTTAACAATTTCAAACCGACCCCTTTACAGGTGGATGAAACTCCTGTACAAATGCCAGCACAACAGGCACAACCTGCGCCCGTGGATGGAAAACTGCTTGCTTGGCAGGAAGAAAATCCGTGGTTTGGCAAGAACAGACGCATGACCTCTTATGCTCTGGGACTGCACGAGGATTTGCTTGAAGAAGGTATCCCAGCGGGCAGCGATGAATACTATAAACGTATCAACGCTGACGTAAAGGAAAGATTCCCGGATCAGTTTGGAACCGGAGAGTCCGTTGATGCGAAACCTCAACGTACTAAATCCAACAACGTTGCACCTGCAACACGTAGCACAGCGCCCAAAAAGATCGTGCTGACGCAGACACAGGTGAATATCGCCAAACGGCTTGGTGTTCCTTTGGAACTCTATGCTCGTAAGGTTGCTGAAGAAATGAGGAAATGAAAATGGATAAGTCCAACCGTATGAGTCGTGAGCTTGATACCCGCGAGAGGGCTGAGCGTCCTAAACAATGGATGCCCCCCAAACTTCTGCCCGATCCGAATCCGGAAGAGGGTTATGCGTTTCGCTGGATTCGTATTTCATCGCTCGGCAAAGACGATGCCACGAACTATTCCTCAAAGCTTGCCGAAGGCTGGGAACCCGTTAAGGCTTCCGAACATCCCGAGATTCGTCTGTTTTCTGCGGCGCAGAATAAATTCCCAGACAGTATCGAGGTAGGTGGTTTGTTGCTTTGCAAAACCCCGGTGGAGTTTACTGAACAGCGTGATGCGTATTACCGCCAACAGGCAGAGGCGCAGATGCAATCAGTAGATAACACCTTCATGCGCGAGAACGATCCTCGGATGCCGATGTTCAAAGAACGAAGCTCTAAGGTGACTTTTGGTAAAGGTATTTAATCTTTTTGGAGTCTGATAATGGCATATCCTACCATTGACAAGACGTATGGCTTTAAACCACTCAATCGCTTGGATGGTTTGCCTTACGCCGGAGCGATCCGTCAAATCCCCATCGCACCTGCTTACGCTACTGCGATTTTGAACGGCGACACTGTTGCTGTTAACACCAGCGGCTATTTGGTCGCTGCATCTACCACTGACTCCGGCAGCATCATTGGCGTGTTGGTTGGTTGCTCGTACACTAACTCGTCTGGTCAGCCAGTTCAGGGTCAGTACTACCCAGCAGCTCAATCCACATCTACCAACATGTCGTTTGGCTATGTTGTGGATGATCCAAGTGCTGTGTTCAAGGTCTGCGCTACTGTCGCTAGCTCAACTACTCCTACGGCTTACAGCCGTGCGATTGTTGGCGCTAACGTGGCTTTGGTTGCAAACGTTGGTTCGACCACCACCGGTGATTCGTACTACGGTATTGACGGTTCTTCCGCCAACACTACCAACACCTTGCCCGTCCGCGTGGTTGACGTTGTGCCTGATACTGCAACTGGCGCTGCCAACGTTGCTGCTACTACGTACTACGAGTTCCTCGTGAAGTTCAACACCGCCCAGTACAACAGTACTACCGGTATCTAAGGAGCTAAATCATGGCTATTTCACGCGCACAACTGCTCAAGGAATTGCTCCCCGG